CAGGTTCGATGGCGTCATCGCGCCGGCCGGCGTGAAGCTTCCCGGCGTGCCTTCGGTCGCGCCCGTCGCGGTCACCGGCGGCACGACGCCACCGCTCGCGTCGAAGACGCCGAGCACGCGCGTCGAGCAGCGCAGCTCTGCGGTCGCGGTCGTGATGCCGTCCACCGTCGACACCGGACCCGTCCAGCTCAGACAGTTGCAGACGCCCGAGATGGCCGTCATGCCGGCATCCTTGCCGAGTGGGCCGTAGAAGTAATTCAGGCCCGACTTGCCCTCGATGCCGCTGAAGAAGGTCTCGGCTTCCGGCGTCCACTTCGCCGACAGCGACAGCGCGCGCGTGCGGAAGCCGGCGATGATTTCCTTCGTCGGCGCCGCGACGCCTGGCTGGAAGGTCGTGCCATCGAGTTCGTCGGTGTCGCTCGACGGTGTGATGCCATCGAGAAAGTGGCTGACATCCGTCTTGACGCCAGCTCCGCTGTCGAGTCCGAGATAGGTCCGAATGCCTGCAACTGCCATTGGTCGACTCCTACGTGCGCGGTGATCGGGCCAGGCTGTCGGGCCGATCTATCTGTGAAGGATTGCCGGCACCGGTGCGGTTGTTTACCGGAAGGTGACCGAGCTGCGTTTCTAACGAGGTCAACGAGCTGCGCGCGAGCTGCAACAGCTCCGCGACTTCTGCGGCGACGCGCTCCGGTGGCGTGTGCGCGACCCACTTCTCTATCGCGTTCAGATACCCGCGCGTGTGGCGGATGAACTGCGCGCCGGCGTGCACGGTGTCGGGCCGCATCACTGCGGGTCCACCGACCCGATGCGCTGCTGGCCACAGAGCAGACACACGATCTGCGGCACGCCACCGAGCGTCGTCGCATCGATCTGCTTTTCCGGCGGATGCTGGCACGCACTATCGGCGTCGAAGGGCAGCGGCACCGAGCTGGTCGCGATGTCCAGCGTCGCGATGACCCGTTCCAGCTGCCCGGTGACGCCATCGAGCAGATAGCGCATGGCATACAGCTGCGCGCGCAGAACGTCTTCAGCTTTCATGCACATGCACTCGGAAGATCATCGGAAAGTGTGTGACCGGCACGCCGGCGACCAGCTCGCGGTACGCATCCGGCACGACATCGAGCTGCACCCACCCGGTGCGATAGCCTTCGACGGCCAGCGGTTGCCCGTGGAGCATTCCGACGACACCCTTGACGAGCAGATACCCTGGCGCCGGGTCCGTGCTGTAGCTCACGATCTTGATGGCGACCGACAGCTCGCTGCCCCACTTCGCGTCGTCGCCCATCGTGTCGCGCGGGACTTCCGAGAAGGGTCCGATCGTCAGGTACTCGCCCGTCGTCGCGGAGGCCGGCACCGACTCTTCGGTGTAGATCGCCGCTGTTTCTGGCAAGACCGATCCGCGCCCGAGCTTCGACGCCAGCGCATGGTTGGCGAGCAGCAGCTGCCGCAGCGCTTTCAGGACCGCCGGCGTGGCGAATTGCGCGATGGACGCCATTCAATGCACGCGCTCGATGCAGGCCAGCACCAGCCAGCGACCGCGTTCTTCGGGACTGGCGACCTGCGTGATTTCAAACTGCCGGGTCAGCTGTCGCTTCGCGTCGTCGTATTCGATGAACTGGCCGACTGAGACATCCGGCCGAAACCACAGCGTCACTAGATGCGTCGCCGTGTTGACGATGCCGAGGTCTTGACTGATGAGGCCTTGCGCGCTCGAGAAGGCCTCCGTGCCGGCGCGCGGCACAATCAGCCCGCGCACCTCCGCGATCACAATCGGCGTGCCGGGGACCTGGCCTCCGGTGTCGGGATTAGTGGTCCCCACCGGCTGCATGATCCGCATCCGTTCGGTCAGCTCGCCGACCGTCATGCGAGCACCGGGTCGCGCCGGCGTTTCAGCAGCACATCGATGTCGTCCCAGACGGTCTTCGCGGTGCCTTGCGGATCGTCGCCACGGTCGCGCCAGTAGGCTGTCGCGAGGTGCTTGACCGCTTGCTTGACATCGGCCGGCACGGTCGTCGGATCGACCCAGGTGGCCTCGACGCGCGGATGCAGGTACAGCGCAATCGCCGTGCTGGCCTCCGTGATGAGCTGCGTCAGTGCGGCATCGTCCCAGGCGTGCGTGATGTAGAGCTGCGCCTTCAGCTCATCGAGCGTCAGCCAGACGACATCGGGCGGCGACGGCTGGAGGATCTCATCAGCCATGTGCCACCTTGTCGCGGAGGTCTCGGCCATCCTGGCCGCGCTTCACCGCGAGCTGCCAGTCGGACGAGTCACCGGGCCGAGTGATGGTCGAAGTCGCGCCACAGTGCCACAGGGCGCCTCCAGAGGTGACCGTGTCGCCGGTCACATAGGTGCGGCCGGCCTGATAGGTGCCTTGGTAGCGCTGGAAGGGCAGCGTGAGTGGAAAGCGCTTCGGCTCGCGCCCTGGCCGCGCGAAGGCGAGCAGGATCGTCCGGTCGCCGTCGAAGTCCACCGAGAAGTCATCGAGGCCGAACCCGTCCGCGCCATCCTTGCCGTCTTTCCCAGGCGGGCCTGGGACCGGCGCCCGCAGTTCGACCACCGCCAACCGCTCGCGCAGGCCCGACACCAGCGCTTCAAGGTCGCGCACGCGATCCGCGACCTGCGCCTGGCCGGCGAGCTGCGCGCGCACGCGCTCATCGAGCAGCAGCACGCTGCTCCGCACCGGCAGCAGGGTCTCGCTCAAGGTCGTGGCCACCAGGGCGCCGAGGTCGTCAGCAGTCATCGCTTCCCTCGCTTCAGGCGGCGAGACACGGGTCGAGCAATTGGCGATACGCCACGCTGGCGCGGAGCTGCGTCAGGACGAGCGCGGGATCGACGCCCTCGATGCCGGCGACCATCGGCAGGGCCGGCGCCGGCGCCTCCGGAGTGGCGGTCGGTGCGGCATCGCGCTTCGCCAGGGCGGCGAGCGAGTAATTCTGCTGTTGCAGGTAGGGCGTCTCGCCGCCGGCGACCGGCCCGAGGTCGAAGAACCGTTTCCGCGCTTCGTTCGGCGCGAGCGCACCGGCGCCGATGCCTTCGGCGGCGGCTTTCGACTTCGACTCGGTGTCCATTCGCATCAGGTCGTCAATGTTGAACTCGGTCCCGTATGGCTTCGGCAGTTCCAGCCCTTCATCGAGCAGCAGCTCCAGCGACTCGATGAGCGATTGCAGGCACTGGCTGTAGTACTGCTGGTTCAGCGCTTCGGTGTTGTTGTAGGTCGGCGGCGCGCCCACGTTCACCTTGTACGGCGGCACATGGAAACAGGTGCACACGGTTTCGGCGGTCCACTTCAGCTGTTCGATCAGCTGCGCGTCGGCCGCATTCACCGTGACCGGCTCGTACTTCATGCCGTTCGACAGCAGGAGCATCGAGCCGACCTTCGGCCCGGTGAAGTTATCTTGGTAGTACTGCTTCAGGCGCGCGGCTTGTTCGGGCGCGATGTCGCCTGGCACCAGCACGACGCCACTCGGCCGCGCCGCATTCGCAAAAAAGTTGCTCGAGTTCTCTTGAATCTTCAGGCCTTGCAGCGCGGCCAGGCCGCACGCGTAAATCGGCGACACGCCGACCAGCGGATGGTAGAGCGTGATCATCGTGTCGTGAATGATTTCGCTCGCCGGCACCATGACCGACTCTTGCGCCAGGCCCGAGAGGTCGTCGCGCCGCAGCTCGTAGTACACATCGCCGCTGACGGTCACCATCGGGATCACGCGCTTCGCATCGAGCACATACAGCGCGACCACGACGCCGCGCTGGTCGCGCTCCTTCAACACGAAGGTGTTGCCGTGCACGAGTTTCGAGACGACCCATTGCTCGATGAACTTGATCCGCGTTTGGTAGCGGTTCGGCTTCCGCAGGACCGGCGAGAAGGCCGACGACTCAATCGGCGACCAGATCTCGTCGTCGTCCTGCGACATCAGCCGCAGGCCGAGCTTCCCGATGTCCTGCGCGATCAGCGTGACGCACGCGTACACGGCCGAATAGGCGACGGCGGTGTCGGTTTGAATCGAGACGTTCTGTTGCCAGGCGCCGGTATAGGGTTCGTTGACGATTGGGTACCACGGTCCGCGAGACGCCGGCGCGGAGGGCACCGGCGCCAACGCCTCGCGGACTGTGCGAGCGAATTGCTTCAGGGCGAGAAACGCCATCTATTTCGTGCGGCGCTTCGGCTTGTCGTCGGTGCGTCTGACCATGCCGAGCGCTTCCAGCGTGCCGAGAAACGGATGCCCACCTTCGCCGAGCGTCGGGTCGATCTCGTACGTCGTCCCTTCGTCGCGCGCGA